ACCCACCCCCGTGTTACTGGGGGATAAACGACGCCTTACGGCGCCGCATACTCGGCGTCAGCATAGAGCTCCAAGAGCATCAATGCTGGCAACTGAGGCACTGCCCTGCGATAGGGACTAACGGGCCTTAACCTCATCACTTCAGAAGTGGATGAGACCGATGAAGTTTCAAATCCATCGGTAGGGTCCGATCGCATCCAACTGGCGTTAAGCCAATGCAGATAGCCTCCTAGTCCAGTGTCCCTGGTCTTCGTCTCTGGTTGGAGACGACGACTCGGGTAGTCATTGCTGACTAACTGATACTTAAAGGTAAAATCTGCACCACCCCAAAGACACAAAGGAATTAAATCACGTAAAAACAGCCATATAGCTTCGATCGAAGGATCGATCACCACCACACAACTGCTCCTACTATAATCCGGTACTCCGCGAGATGCCCACTGACGAAGCTTGTTTGCTAAGTCAATGACATCCACGAGGTACTTTATCGGTTCCTTAATGTAGAACGGGGTTATATCGATCCCGGCATCATAGTGACCACCACACGACTCTCTAAAAGAGCCTGTCCAAAACGACTTCTCAGAATTAACTTGGAAGCCGAAATAGTTCAGGCAATAGATCGCCGCGGGTACCATCCCGGTAGGGATGATAAGGTCGTCACCATAAACGGAAACGATACCTGAGACCCCAGTGAAGAACTGGGTAGTCTTAAGTATGGAATAGAAGAGCAGGCTCTCCAACTCGAACGTAAAACCGTTCCCCATAGAGGAGAACATCTCATTGACGTGTTCCTCACCATCGATGATGGTGACTGGACTCCTAATAGAATCCAGCAGAGTGTACCAACACACAGGGAGCATTTCTGCTACCAGTTGCACAGTGACGGAGTCGCTTGCGCTGGATAGGTCCAACGTAGCTAACTTCCCGTCACGAGAACCGGACTGTGCCAACGATCGATTTCTACTCTGATCATTGAGGTTTATGCCGATACGACGAAGAGAATCACGGAAGTGATTCCCAACGCCCTTCTGTATGAACATATTGATGTCAGGCTCTTTACAAGCACATCGATCAATATCCGTCTTCTTTGGAACAGTGAACATCACGTTACCAGGGACCACCTCTAAAACGAGTTGGTCCCGCACAGTATGCCATTGAGGCATCTCGTCTCCCCAAAAGGATTCGAAAACCTCTTTAGCACGATGTGTGACGTGCGCTTTTCCGAGGTACTTACTCGCCGGATGGCTTTCAGTACGAGCACGGGAAGTCGATGCACCACCGCTAAACGCCCCAACAAGGGCGTCTATGGGCGGTGTGTCACCGATGATATCAGCTACGATATCGCGACACTTAGACATAAAGCTCCCATAAGAGACACTAGAGCTCACAGAAACGCCCCCTATGATAATAAAATCATCTGGGGTCGTGAGCAGTCTCTCGTTGGTGGCTTCATTGTCCCGTTCGGCAAACAACCACTTGACTATGGCTGCAGTCCTGCGTTCTACAGCAGGTGCCGTGTCAGAAGAAACATACTTCGACATGACCTCGCGTTTTAAATAATCCGACTTAATTGACGGATCAAGCGCTAATATCATATCATAGAATGTTTCGGTCAACCCGTTCGGAAGCCGTTTATTTGCACTCTTCCGGGTGCGTTGGCGGCTTTGTTGCGTTCTCATCAGGTATACTCCTAATTAAGAAAGGAATCGCCTACTGACTAATTCCTATGGATGAGAGAAGAGCGGCAAAAGCCGCAGTGGCTAACGCCGCTATAATCTTCTTACCCCGAGGGCTAAGGATGAACCTGCGAAGGCTCACCCCCAGATACCCTCTAGATCGACGATGACGCCTCCGACGATCGGATTATCCGCCCATTTGGTGAAATCATGGACAAAACCGACCAGGTCATCACGCTCACGCGTGTTGGTTGCTGGATCGAAATTGAACATGAGTTCCGCATAAGCGGTCCGAACAATCGTTGGCTTCGTCACTCCGCCAACCACAACATCCTGAACAACAGGTATCGCAAATTTCGCGATAGCTTTCACACGCGTAGGCGTGCGGTTCAGGCTTAGAACGATACGACGGTCCGCGAGCGGAACGCCATCGACGCTTTCCGTAAATGTAGCGACACTGCCGACGACATCACGCGGATTAAACGTGTGATCGACTTGCGGTGTGGCCCGGTCCTTCAGGACCAGAGGGGCATTAGTGGGCATAACTTGCTCCTAAATAGACGCGAATAAATCGCGCGCCTACATTTACTAATGACGGGCGGAATTGCCCATCAATTGGCGCATCAAGGCCACAGCGGTCTTGATGTGATCAGAGGTGAAAGGGTTATCCTTAGCATACAGCCGAGGGAGGGGGAACCCACCCATAGGCTGTCGTTGTAGGAAGAAATATCCTATTTCGAGCTCACCTGGATCCGTTA